TTAGGATGCCATTCTGTGCTTTTCTATCCAACAGTCTATATCAGATTCAAGCCATCTCGCAATTTTTCTTTTGCCCTCTCCAAATAACATAGAAGGAGGGAAGTAGCCTGTTTTCATCCAGTCATAGATAGTTGACTTTGGAAGGCTGGTTTTTAATTCAACCGCCTTCAAGTCAAGCAAACGACTTTGCTTTTCTGACATTACCCCTCCTTACTTTCCGCTTTAACTTCATCTACATATTCAATTGCATCTTTCATGCTGAGAAAGCCGCATAACTCTTCACTACAATTTTCATTTTCAAAGACTGTATATGCGAAGACGTTACTCTCATCTATTTCGATAAATAAGCCTTTGTAAATGAACCCAGTAGTCCGCTTGGAGATAAAGAGCTTTACGTCAAAATAAGCCATATCAAATTCACTCATTCCACCCAGCCTCCCAAATCTAAATAGTTTTGACTCCAATCATTAGCGCAATCAGAAATAAATGTTTCCTTTTGCAGTTCATCCATTGCATTCCAGTCATCTTCATCAATGAATTCACTAAGAGGGTAAAAATCTTCCTGAGTGGCATTTGCAATACCAATTGCCATGTAGAACCGAATTTTTAAATCTTTAAATGCTTTTTCACTCATCCCTCAGCTCCCGATTCAACATCCAACAACATGCTGCCTTCCTCTGGATATTCGGTCATCCAAAAGTAATAGCCTTTGCCACTGTGCCCATCTTCAAAAAATTTAATAGTTAGTTCAGTTTCAAGTTGATCTAAATCATTTTCACCATCTGGATTTACAAATTCGAGAAGGCTTTTTAATTGGTGACCATTAAGAGTTATGCTCATTGTTCTGCTCCCGATACGTTTGGCACACTATGAAAATGCATCCAATGTGAAGGTGGATCATTTTGATAGTTTGCCCATACGCTATTTAAATCCTCATCAATAGTCATATAGTCTTGTTCTGGGGTGACATCAGGAGCATCTGCCCAACAAATAAGTACCATTATGTCAGTAGGTGGCAATTCATCAGTCACGCTAATCCACGTTGGTACTTTGGATTTCATGAAATTTACGGCTTTCTTCCACATTGCCCAACCACTATTTACACGATGGTAAATATCAAAAAGGTCTTCTTCACTTAAATCGGTTTTGATACCATCAACAATATCAAAACAACCGCCATTCATATCAAATTCGAGTACGTCTAAATGTCCGGGAATCCAATATTTTTCTTTAAAGAAAGGTAATTGTTCAGACCAAAAAGCTTGTTTTGTTTTTAAATCCATCATTTCCTACGCCCTCAAATATTCTTCTTTAGTCCACTCAACAAACTCTCTATAAAGCTGCTGGGCAGGTTTATTTAATCGGTTGTGATAGTCGATCGTTATGCGGCGCCAAGCGACTGGTACCGCATAATGCTTGGTTAGAAACATTGCTTGATCCATGCCTTGCCGGACTATTACATAGCCCAGCAATTGCAAGTAGTACATAAAACCAAGCATGTGTTTTTGGCTCACTTTCTTGTACTGATCTTTCATGTTAGAAACCGTCCACTAATAAATAATCAGGGGTAGATTCTTGTTGAGTAGGTGTAGGATTCTCTAATTCATAGCGGCGTTTTCTCACATACCCCATTAGCTTCGGTTGAATCTGCGGATCTCGTGCAGCCACGTCTATTTCCAGTGCATCCAATGTTGTAAGGTCTGGTGCGTTCTGGATCTGGACCATTAGCGAAGGCGGATCACTCTCAGCAGGTTTGTTATCTGAAAGCTCTGACAAACGTTTATGGGTAGCTTGTAGCAAAGGCTCCATTTGTTTATCAGTCCAAGTACGGGTATAGCGATAAACTGCATTTACCTCTTCAGGTGTTTTTGATTCTTTTACACGCTGAAGAAGGGCATCTAATGCCTTCTGATATTCAGGATCTACTTTAGGCTCGTTAGTTTCTGGAATTAATAGATCCTCAGATGTGGTGACATTTGTTTGTTCGGTAATAACAATTGTTGGTTGAATTTCTGCAGAAATAACTTCAATAGGCTTTTCTGCTTTTGATTTTTTGCTTCTCTGTTTTTTAGGTTCCTCACCAAGACGAATAACACTTAATTCATTGTTGATTTCAAAACCGAGTGCTTTTGAAAAAGCTTTTAATTGAAGCTTGGCGTTTTCGGCATCACGCTGAACAAAACCACTATTAATAGATTCAATTAATGCGGTGGTTTTAAAATTCACGACGTAAATAGAAGGCGAATATGTACTGATTACAAAAACTTCCTGACCCTCTTCATATTCTTCAATAGTCAATGGTTTTGTGAAAGTAATCCCAGCCAGTTCAATAGTTTCAAGCTGAATACAAAACTCATAATTGGGTAGACCAAATACCGTTGCTGGCATTTGATCTAAGGTGCTGAATGACTTATCAGCTTTAAGTGTTCCATCACCAGCATAACGACAAAGTACTGTTTTACCTTTTTGAAGAGCTGCAAATGCTTCAGCTGCAGTTAGTAGAGTATTCATGCTGTCATCCCCGTTTTAGCTAATGTTTCAATGTCTTGTTTAACTGCTGGTAGTTTTGCTGCTTCAATTTGGATAAGGGCATCTATGCCGAAGTGTTCACAAACTGTTTTCACGTCTAGGCCGCGTTCAGCTATGAAGTTTTGAAGTTCATCTCTTTGTTGATCTGAGATACCGTTAAATTCTGGTGGACTAATCCAAGTGCCACGTTGCTTATCAAACGT